GGACGCTCGGCTCCTACTCCGGCGGCGCCGACTCCGTCGCGGAGACCTTCACGATCACGGCGACGGGCGCGACGACGTTCACCGTCGTCGGGAGTGTGACCGGCTCGCTCCCGAACGCGACCGTCGGGACTCCCTACGCCGAGGGCGAGATCGAGTTCACGATCACGGCCGGCGGGACGGCGTTCGTCTCCGGGGATCAGTTCACGATCTCGACGGCGCCGAAGTGGACGATCCTCAGAAAGACCCGCGGCGCGATCGTCCTGGCTGACTCCGGGAACACCGGCGCGACCGGTGCTCAGAATCTGACCGACGGGAAGATCGCCGTCGACAACAATCGGCGCTTTCAGGCGAGCTCGGTCAGCTGGCCGTTTGACATCGAGTTTACGTTTCAGGAGGCCGAGACGATCGCGGACTACCAGATCTGCGCTCTGCAATCGACGGCGCTCTCGTATCTCCCGAAGACCTGGACCTTCGACTATTGGACCGGGTCGGCGTGGTCGACGCTCGACTCCGCGACCGACGAGACCGGCTGGATCGAGGGCGAGGTCCGGACGTTCACCGTGGGCTCTCCCGTCGCGGCGACGAAATACCGGCTGCATATCACGGTCGGGAACGTGTCCTCGTATCTCTCGATCGGCGCCGTCCGGCTTCGGAGGAGCGACACGGTCGACGCCGCTTTCGGGGAGGCGATCTTCGAGGCGCCGGGCAACGACGGCGACTCCGAGATCCTCGTCGGCTTGCATCCCTTCGAGCGTCAGGATGGCGACTACTTCGATTGGGAGATCGCCGCCTTCGACGCCTACCTCGCGACGTCGCTGTTTCGTCAACAAGCCGGCTATCACGGGAATCTCTACCTTCCGCTTTGGGACTCCTCGATCCCTTACTGGTTCATCGTCGACGGCCGGCGCGCGATCGTCGTCGCGAAGCTCAACACGCAATATGAAATCGCCTACTTCGGCTTCCTCGATTCCTACTTCTCTCCGGAGCAGTGGCCGTATCCGATCGCGATCGGAGGAGCGCTCGCCTTCGACGACAATCCGCCGACGTGGGAGTCGAGCTCCTTCCGCTGGTCGAACGCGACGCGCGAGCATCGGGCTTTCACTCACTCAGATCTGGAGTCAACGATCTACGCCGACGAGCCCGATCGGATGCAGATGCGCGCGCGCGATTGGTCAGGCGATTGGCGGGGCTTCTTCGGAACGCAAAACGACGCGACACCCTACGCGAGCGAGGACTTCAACTTCGTCTGGCCGGTCTGCTGTGGGCTCTCGCTCCTCGATGTCAATCTCGACGATAGCTACTCGCTCTGGCCGGTGATGCTTATGACCTCGACGCCGAACACGATCGGCGAGCTCCGCGGGGTCAGGGTCGTCACGGGTCAGGCGCTGACCGCGGAGACAATGATCGACGATCCCGACTACGCCTACCGGTGGATCGCCTTTCACAACATCTTCCGGACGGATCGCGACGACTTCCTCGCGATCGCTCTCGACTAGGACGGGGAATCATGGCCGCTGCTTATACGACCGGGATCAGCTCGTCGCCGACGAATCTTCTGACGACGCTCGTCTCCTGGCTGACGGGTCAGGGATGGACGCTCGACTCCTCGACCGGCGACGGCTCGGGATGGCGCGCTCACCTTCACAAATCGGGTCTCTACGTCAACATGCGCGCGGCGATGAACGAGCGGATCTGGATGCGCGACGACGATCCGGATCCGCTCTACCGGGACTACGGTGACGGCGGCTACGGGATCGGGCTCTACCTCGGGACCGGCTACTCCGGCTCGCTCGAATGGTACGAGCAAGCCGGCGCGCCGATCCACCCGCCGGACGGCTACTCCGTCGGGTGCGGGATCAATCTCCCGTCCGGCTCCGTCGCCGCCTATCACTTTTTCGACGACGGCTCGGACAATATCATCGTAGTCGTCGAGCGCTCTCCGGGGATCTTCGCCTACTTCGGATTCGGCGCCGATCTCTCCGAGGTCGGTCAGCCGGAGGACTTCCCTTACTTCTTCGGCTCCGCTTGCGCGTCCTACAACACGCACGACGGCGCGAATCCTGACTCCGACGGCTACGGGACGGAGCTCTCCGCTCTCCCGCCGATGTCTCACCAGAATCGGCACCGCTCCTACTCGGGAACGCTCACTTATGTGCAACCGACCGCCTACGTTCGGGTCGACGCCGCGACCTATTCCGCGCGCTGGATTCATAACGGAGTCAGCGAGACGGCCAACTTCGGCGGGACCGGGCGCTTCATGCGATGCGCGCTCAATCTGAATCCGGCTACCGACGGGACAATCGACGAGGAGGAGTTCCCCGGCTACATTCACATCCTCGACCGGACACATCAGACCGCCTTCGCCGGCGCGCTCCTTCTCCCGCTCCACAACTACGTCCTCACGGATCCCGGCGCTCGTTGGGCGCCGATCGGTTACGCGCCGTCGATCTACTGGACAGAGGCCGTTGGTCACGGGTACGCTGCCGGCGACGTCCTGGCGGTCGGCGGCGTCAACTACATGCTCTTCCCGCACTTCGCAGTTGTGAAGGGAGCGTAGCATGGCGAGCGGGACGCGCGCTCCTTCGTGGCTCTCTCTCCCCGAGGTTGGGACCGCCGATCTCGACGGAGCGACGATCCCCTATCCTACGACGGCGCTCTCGACCGTCCTCGGCTTGCCGCCTACCGGCGCCCGAGGCGACCTCGCGGATCCTCGTCCCGACGCTTACTCAATGTCAGGGATCCTCGGGCGCCTTTACGGTCTCCTCTACTTCGATCGGATCCACGTGATCCCGCGCGAGCGCGATCTCGGGTCGGTCGTCTCTCTGCAGGAGGTAGAGGTCGAGATCTACAACGCCTTCCTCACGCGCGCGCGGACGCTCGACGACATAGTCGTCACCGGGCCGGCCGGGATCACGGTCGTCGACCCGCTCGGGACGCCGACCCACTATCCGGCGAGCGAGTCGAAGGTCTACGTCGTCCAGGTCTCCGCGGAGGGGAATCCGCTGATCGACAATCTCGTCACGTGGGAGTTCGACGGGATCGACGTCGCCGGGACTAATCTCGCGCTCGTCGGCTTCCGGCTGATCCCGTTCCCGTTCCCGCCGGATATGCTGAGTCCCGTCGAGGAGGACTTCGGCTATCTGACCGACGTGATCGAGGCCGGCTTCGAGGGCATGGAGCAACGAGTCCAGCTTCGCGCCGTCCCTGTCGGCCGGATTGCCTACTCGGTGACGCTCACGAATCGCCGCGAGGCTCAGATGTCGAACGCGATCATGTTCGGCAATCAGGCGCGCGCCTTCGGCGTCGCGCGCTGGCAGTTCCAGACACCGCTCGCGATCGCGGCCGCGGCCGACGATCTCTCGATCTACTGCACAACTACAGATATTCCCTTCGTCGCCGGCGGGCTTGTTATGCTCTGGCGCTCGCCGTTCTCTTGGGAGGTCCAGACGATCGACTCCGTCGAGAGCGACCACGTTGTGATTACGAGCGGTCTACAAAACAGCTGGCCGGCGACGGAGACGGCGGTCGTCCCGATGGTCGTCGGGAGGGCGTCCGACGACGAGGGGATCAGCTGGCAATCGCTCGAAGCGATCTCGCAGTCGGTCAGCTTCGACATCGACGGGTGGACGCCTTGAGCTACCTCGGATTCGACGTCCTAGAGCTCGACTACAATCGGATCGGGCCGATCGACGAGCGCTTGAAACGCAAGATGGAGCTGCTCGACGGGGAGACCGGCAAGCGCTACAGCGACGCGATCTCCGAGAGTCCCGCGGCCGTCCGGCCGTTCACTTGGACGGCGTTCGGGCGCGACGAAATAACGACGATGCGCGCCTTCCTCGAAGCGCGGAAGGGGCGCGCGGTCCCGTTCTGGCTCCCGTCGTATCAGTGGGATCTTACGCTCTCGGAGGATCTCCTGACCGACGCGACGATCGCGTCGATCGTCTGGATCCGCTACACTCAGCAGATGTTCGGGACAACGGGCGCGCGCCGGCACGTGGCGATCTGGACTCACGGGATTCCCGGAGGGATGAGCTACTATCGGATCGACGACGCCGACGATCCCGGAGACGGCGAGACGGAATCGCTGACGATTGATCCGGGCGCGACTCAGGACTTCGACGCCGGCGAGACGGTGATCTCCTTCCTCAAGCTCTGCCGGCTGGACTCGGATCGGGTCTCGATCTCGTATCCGGATACCGATCACGCGGAGGCGACGATCATGGTCCGGGAGCTCCCGCTCGAAGCGCCGACGGAGGGCTCCTGACAAGCGCTGACAGTGCCAAAATCGGGCTTTAGAGCCCGAAAACGGCTGTCAGCGACGTTCGGGAGGGACCGCGACCGATCGGTCGCGGAGCGTCGAGAAGTCCCGCCACAAGGGACTGACGGAGGCCGTTTTCAGCCGGCGAGCCGTCGAAATCGGAGGGCGCGATCTTGGCTTACGACGATCGAGAGAAATCCCGTTACGGCGCGCAACCGATCGAGGGCTTCCGCTTCGTCCAGGGTGACGACGTCTGGCTCTATACCTCGGCCGATCGAGAGATTACGTTCCCGATCGGGACGTTCACGCCGGAGACGATCACGCGCGGCGAGGTCCGACAAACGAAGGAGGACACCGGCGAGACGCTCTCGCTCCGGCTCCCGGTCGCGAATCCCGTCGCGGAGCTCTTTATCGCCGAGAGTCCCTCGACGCCGGTCTGGTTCACTCACTACCGGGCGCACCGCGGGGACGAGACGGAGGCGATCGCGATCTTCTCAGGGAAGATCGTCCGCGCCGCCTTCGAGGAGACGGAGGTCGAGCTCACGGCTACCTCGATCGCGGCCGCGCTCACGCGAGGATTCCCGCCGCTACAGATGCAGACGCCGTGCAATCACGTGCTCTTCTCGGCCGGGTGCGGAGCTAATCCGACGTCCTGCCGGGACGCGGTCACGATCACGACGGTCTCCGGCCGGACGGTGACCTCGAACGACTTCGCGCTCCGCGCTGATGGATGGTTCAGCGCCGGCAAGCTACAGGCGCCGGACGGCGAGACGCGGTTTATCGCGGATCATGTCGGGGACACGATCACGCTCTTGTCCCCGATGCCGGGGCTCGAATCGCTGGACGAGTGTTGGGCTTACTGGGGATGTAGCCACCGCGCGGCGTCCTGCCTCGACAAGTTCAACAATCTAATCAATCATCTCGGCTGGTCGCACATTCCGGGGAAGAACGTCTTTCGCTCTCGGCTAGACACTCCCTGGGACTCGCGACATCTTTGGGGTTAGGAGGTCGGTCCGTGGTCGCGTGGTGGGTGATGATGCTGATCCAGATCGGGCTCTCGCTCGTCTACGATCTCGTCAAGCCGAAGCCTAACTTCGACTCGCCGGATCCCGCCGGGCTCTCCGACTTCCGAGTCCCGACGACCGGCGAGGGCCGGCCGATCCCCGTCGCGTGGGGGACGGTCCTGTGCTCCGGACCGATGCTCGCGTGGTACGGTGATCTCAAGGTGACGCCGATCGAGGAGGAGATCTCTACGGGCTGGTTCACTTCGGAGACGGTCACCAAAGGCTACGACTACTATCTCGGGATGAATCTCGTTCTTTGCTCCGGAGAGATCGACGCCGCGCTCCGTCCGTGGTTCGACGGCGAGCCGCTTCCCTATCGCAACGCGCTCCCGCACTTCTACGAGGAGGGCTACACGCGCTACTCGCGCTCCGAGTACGACGGCTTCGACGTGCAGGCGTTCGAGTACTTCGGCGGCGTCGACGGCGAGGGCGGTCTGTGGGGAGACATCCTCGTCTACCGCGGCTCGACGACTCAGCCGATCGACAACTACCTCGCGCAGAAGATCTCCTCGAATCTGCCGGCGTATCGCGGAATCTGCTACGCTGTTTTCAGGCTGCACGAAACGCAGACGCTCACAGGTTTCTATTGGGGGACGTCTCCCTACATCAAGGACGTCGCGATCGAGCTCCGGCGTTGTCCTAACTCGCTCTCGCTCCCGCTCGACTATCATCGGATCGGCCAGGACGCGAATCCCGCTTGCATGATCTACGATCTCCTCACGACCGCGCCGAGCCTCAACGGGCTCGGGATCCCCGTCGGGAACATCGACGTCGACTCCTTCCGCGCCGCCGGGACGACGCTCGCGGAGGAGGAGCTCGGGCTCTCGATGCTCGTCGACGCGGAGGTCTCGGCGAAAGATCTTCTCCTCGACATCCTGCGACACATTGACGGCGTCGTCTACGTCGAGCCGTCGACGGGGCTCCTGGTGCTCGACCTCGTTCGCTTCGACTACGACGAGGAGGAGCTCCCGGTCCTCGACGAGACAAACTGCACCGTCACGGCTTACGCGCGGTCGGCGTGGACCGATCTCAAGAATCAGGTCCGGGTCCAGTACATCAACCGGCGCGACGGCTACGTCTCTAAGACTGTGATCGCTCAGAATCAAGCCGCGATCGAGGCCGCCGGCGGGGAGATCTCGACGCAAGATCTCAATCTCCGCGGCTTCTCGCACGAAGCGACGGCGGCGCGCGCGGCGTCGAAGGCGCTCGCCGGGCTCTCGTATCCGCTCGCGACGCTCTCGATCAACGCCGACCGCTCGGCGTGGTCCTTCCGACCGGGCTCTCCGTTCAAGCTCGATTGGCCGAAGCTCGGGATCTCGTCGATGGTCTGCCGGGTCCAGCAGATCGGCAAAGGCGAGCTCGTCTCCGGCCGGATCGAGCTCGAAGCGATCGAGGATTACTTCGCGATTGATTGGACCGCCTACACGCCGCCGGATGATTCCGAGTGGGTCGACCCGGCCGGGCCGGTCCCGATGCTCGCGGATCAGGCCGTCGCGCTCGGTCCCTACGAGGCCGTAAAGAATCTCGCCGTTCCCGACGGAGGCGCGCAACAGGTTCTGACGCTCGCGTCGCGCGCGTCGGTCGGGATCTCGAAAGGCTACAATGCGATCGTCGAGGACGAGTCGACGCGCTTCCCGTTCTTCACGCCGAGCGCCGAGCTCTCCGCGGCGATCAACGAGACCTCGGCGACGATCTACGCGACGCTCGGGACCGACGCCGCCGAGCGCCTCGTCTCGCGCAACTCGGCCGAGTTCGACGCCGGGCTCAATCTCGCGCTGATCTTCGAGGGGACCGACCCGACGCAGAGCGATCTGGAGGAGATAATCGCCTTCGAGAACGTCACGATCAACGAGCTCGCCGGCACGATCACGCTGACCGGGCTCGCGCGCGGGTGCTGTGACACCGCGCCGACCTCGTTCGCGTCCGGCAAGCGGATCTGGTTCGTCAGCTATTCGTCCGGCGTCGTTCATATACCGGGCTCCGGGTCGACGGGGATCAAGTTTCAGCCGTACAATAACATGGGCGGCTACGACATCGACTCCTGCCCGACGGAGACGATCTCCGCACTCTCGACCGCGAGGCGCGAGCTCGCTTACTGTCCGACCGACGTCCGCTTCAACGGGGACAGCTACCCGGCGACAATCACCGGCGAGCTCACCGTCTCTTGGGCGCACCGAAACCGGCTCGGCGTTTGGGGCTACGCGACCTCGGGCGAGACCGACGCTCCCGAGGACGGGACGACGTACACGATCCGGGTCTACGGCGAGCTCGGGACGCTGATCCACACGGAGACCGGGCTCACCGGCGAGACGTGGACCTACCTCGAAGCGGACGAGATCACGGAGGGCGGTCTCGGCCGGCTCAACAACTCGCTCCGGGTCGAGATCGACACGATTTGCTCCGGCCACTATGCGCTCCGCAAGATCGTTTGGGAGCTCTCCCGCTGACGAAGCGCGATCTTCCCTTGACAGAAATCCCGCCGTCGTGCTAGACCGTCCCCGAGTAGGCTCGCCGGACGATGATCCCACAATCCGCCGTCGGAGGAGGCTCCCGCCGATGTCCGACTATTGCCGCCGAGCGCTCCCTCGCTGGAGGACGCGCTTCGGGAGATTCGTCGCCGAGGTCGGAGTCCCCGAGATCCACAAAGCGCTCCGCAATCATCCGGATCCGGAGGTCCGGGTCACGAAGGGCGCGATCTACGAGTGGCTTCAGGGTCACCGGCCGAGCCCCGATCGCGCGCGCGCGCTCGTCGAGCTCTCGCGCGGAAGGCTCTCGCTCGATGCGATCTACAGTCACCGACGGGAGCGCGATCGGCTGGTCCGGGAGGAGAGTCAGGAGGGCGACGGGCGTGGCTGAGTTCCGCATTGAGGCGAAGTTCGACTCGACGCAACTCCTACTCCGGATGCGTAATGGTCGCAAGCGGCTCGCCTACGCCGCGGTCAACGCTATCAACAAGACAGCGAAGCTCGTCCAGAAGACAGCGCGCGAGCGGGTCGAGGAGGAGTTCACCGTCCGAAAACCGGAGTTCATCCGGAGACAGGCCGCGATCATCAAGCCGTTCGCGTCGGTGAAGGACGCGCGTCCCTTCGCGACGATCTCCGTCGGTCAGAAGCCGCGGCTCTTGCTCTCGCTCTTCGAGCGCGGCGCCGAGCGGAAGCCGGCGACGCCGGGCGCGCGCTACGTGGCCGAGCCCGTCGTCGGAGGTCCGGCGCGACCGTCCTTCGAGTCGACGGTCCCGGTCGAGCTCCGGATGAAACGGCTCCGCTTCGAGCGGACGAAGTCAGGGAAGGCTAGGAAGTCCGTCGCCGAAACGGGGACATATCTGATCCCAGGGACCGGGATCTTTCAGAGGATCGCCGGCGGGGAGTCTCGTCTCGTCTACTTCTTCACGCGAGGGAAGAAGCTGCAACGCCGTCTCCGGTGGGAGGAGACAGCGAAGCGGATCGGGGAGAAGTGGCTCTCCGTGTACTTCGAGCAGGAAGTCCAGAAGGCCGTCTCTCGCGAAGGGAGGACGTAGGTCAGGCGCGCTCCGCGCGCGGTCGACTCGACAATCGAGTCCGGAGCTAGGGTCCGCAACAGGAGGTCCGAATGGATCTGCAATCGTTCTGCGATCGCACAGCGCTCAAGATTGTCTCGACGTGCTCACCGCTCCCCGTTGGGAAGTCGGTCACGTTCGGGGAGGGACGGAGCGCTATGCTGAAATCGCTTACCCTGGCCGGCGTCCGCTCCGCGAGCGCCGGCCGTCTCTTGTCGTCGCTCCTCGATCGGATCAATCGCGAGGTCGAGCGGCTCGATCCGACGCTCTCGATCTCTTGGGACGACGCCGGCTTCTCCGTCCGAAGGGAGACGAAACAATGAGACGCGATCGCGTCCGCTTCAACATCCGTCGCCGGCTCGCCGGGCTCTCGCTCGACGACGTCGGCGAGCTCTTGCGGATCAATACCGACCGCGGCGCCGGCCGGGAGCTCGCGGCGTCCGTGCTAGGCGAGCCGGATCCCGTCGCGTCGATCGAGGATCTCAAGGACGCGCTCCGGGTCGCGCTGAATCGAGGGCCGGATCTCCGGGTCGTGTTCCGGGAGCTCGCAGTCGGCGAGCTCGTCGCCGGGCGCGCCGGCCGAAACGTCCGCTGGACAAGGATCATCCTCGATCTCACGCTCAAGAATCTCTCGGAGGCCGTCGGTCACTCGATCGCCTACTGGTCGGAGTTCGAGCGGGACGAGAAGCGCGCCGAGCGCGCGATCGCGACCTCTCTCTCCGAGGATCAGGCCGACCGGCTCGGATTCCTGATGAAGTTCGCGGCGCTCCGGCTCGGGGGACTATTCCCGAGCTCCGCGCTCCCGCTCAACAACGACGCGAGGCAATACTGGCTCGATCCCGAGCGGGTCCGCGAGCGCGCGGCCGAGCTCGGGGTCATAATCAAGGAGGGCGGCTGATGTGGGAGCCGGAGGAGGTCGACTTCGCTCAGGCGCGCGTCCTCGGAAGCGGCGACAACGAAATCCTAGTGTTCAAGCGCTGTCCGGCGTGTGGGCGCTACATCCGATTCGGGCCGGAGGCTTGCGTGTTCCTGACGAGGGAGGGAGACGTCGTCCGCTTCGAGGGCTTCGAGTGCTCTCGATGCGGGACGATCGAGCCGTGCTGGATCCGGACGCCGTAGAAGGAGGGACCGATGAGAGAGTACAAGGATCCGCGCGTCCTGATCCGCTTCGAGCCGTCCGTCCCCGGAATCAGCCGCGCTCACATCAACGTCGTCAACTCGCGTCATGTGTTCTGCGAGCTCACCGCGCGCAACATACAGCGAGCGCTCGCGCTCCCCGAGGACGGGGAGATCGTCCAGGTCGAGATGATTCTCAGGAGGGTCGAGGACGATGACAACGAGCGAGGCGATTGAGTGGATCGCGTCTCTAATCATCTACCGCTTCCGGGGACTACGGCGGGACGAGGCTGATCTCCTGCCGGCCGACGATCCAGACATCGAGCTTCTCGGGGTATCGCCGATCGAGGCCGAGATGATCGGACGACTCAGAATCCGCGAGGTCGAGGAGTTCGTCCAGCTGTTAGA